GACGTTGCCCAGCGATTGCAGCAAGACGAAGCCTTTAAGGGCCGACTCGAAAAGTATCACGCCCAATACATCTTCCAGATGCAGCAAATGCAGAACGCCCAGATAGGAAAGATTGGGACGCAGCCTGCGGCTGTTGGTCAGATGAATACTCAGCAGATGGCGCAGCAATGACAGCTAAAGAGATGGCAGCACAACGCGAAGGGCAGATGGTAAAAGACCAGATGCTTGCTATTATGGGCAAAAATGCCGATAAGAATTTTGTGCAAAGAATTCTTAATCCAACTACTTATGCTGGTATAGAAATTCCCAATGCTAAGGGTGCGCCGCAAGGAACTGTCTCTACGCATTTAATGATGTCTGGAGAAATAGATGGTGGAAAAGGTATTGCTTATCCAAGCGTTTTTTATAACGCTGATACTCATTCTCTTTATCAACCAGAAAATCCTTATAAGGAAGCTAAGTCTAGGGGCGAAGTTATTATATTCAATACACCTAAAGAAGCTGAGTTTTTTACCAAAAATTATAAGACAGCATTGGGTGCTGGCGAAAATCTGGCTGGCCCTATTCAGTAATATGAACCAACCAATGTTTAATGTAAACTTTGCCCCACAGCAGGGGCCAGCTCCAATGGCTGCCGTTGCAGCTACCAAGCAAGCTGCTCCTGCCCCAGATTTTGGGCAAGGCTTATACGAACAAGTGCGCCTGCACGAAGGTATCCGTGAATACGCCTACGAAGACACCGAAGGCAATCCCACCATTGGCATTGGCTTTAACTTAGCCGACAAGGATAATAAGAAGATATTGGCTAGTATGGGCTACAATGTTAAAGAAGTTATTGCTGGCAAGATTAGACTTACAGAGCCTGTCATTAGGAGCCTGTATGAAAGGTCTATTGCTAAGGCCACTAAGGACGCTAACAATTGGCTTCCCAATCTTTCTGAGCAGCCAGAGAGTGTTCAGAAAGCTGTGATTGATATGTCCTTTAATTTAGGCGCAACTAAGCTGGCTGGCTTTGCCAAAACCCGTGAAGCCTTGATTAATAAAAACTATCAAGAAGCGTCTAAACAGATGATGGATAGCAAATGGGCCAAGCAAGTGGGCAAACGTGCCAACACGCTTTCTGAGATGGTGCGCTCGGCCAAATAATCTTTATGCAAAAAGACCTTGTATTCCTCAGTAATTTCAAGCCGTTTGGCGAACTGCTCAAGCAAATCCAAGAGATGAGGGAGGATGCTATTAGCTCTCTGCTGGAGGCTAAGACAGAACACATCCAGCAGATTAGCGGGCAGATAATTGCTTTTGACAGCATTTTGCAGCTTACAGAAGCTAAAGACGTTATTAAGAAGACAGATAATCTTCCTTAATAGGGGTAGCCTTACACATGGCCTTTTTCGGCGGCCATGCAGCTCATAGCTTTTAATTAAATAGCTTGCGGCTTACAGCTTAAAATTAAAAAGAAACAAGAAAGAAAAACAGAGTATGAGACTAAATCTAGCCCCTTGTCAAGCAAATAATTTTATTTCTTGTATTCCTCGACTGAAACTATTTTTATTCCACGGAAGTTCTCTTTCATGGAAATGATGGCTTTTTGAGCGTCTGCTGCCCACATCGGCGTTTCGCCAGCACACAGCACCTCGGCATCATTAGGCAATCTGTCGTTCCCAGAACGGAGATATTGAGTCCATTTAATCTGATAGCGGTTCATCGTTGTGTGTTTTTTATCTTAACGTCTCCCGCCATCCAATACGGGGGATTCTCACGGCTATACTTAAAGATGCTGTGTTCTGGGATGATGAGTTCTCCCTTATGGCGGCGCATACTCTTGGCAATGTAATAGTGTTCTGGGGCAACCCAAGCATTTGGGTTTGTGCTGTAGTGGTTTATTACAAGGCTTTGCATAACATAAATATATGAGATAGATTAACATAAATACGTCAAGCATCAAAAAGGGGTGGTATTATCTGTCTATCGACTTCGCTGGTCGTTAACAAGCGGCACAAAACTATGTCTGATGAAGTAACTGCACCCAACGCTGGGGGTGCTGATAGTAACCCAGTGGTAAAGTCCAACATTACAATGGCAGAACTTGCACGCCATCGTATTAGCCAGAAGACCCAAGGGCAACCGCCCTCGGCTCCTACGGCTTCAGAACCCAAGACTCAGGAGGAACCAGAGCGTAAAGTGCAGCCGACTAAGGAGAGCGGCCCCACCGAAGCAAAGGAACCAACTAAGCCAAAGGATGTTCTTTCAAACGAAGTTGATTTAGAGAATATGTCAGAAGCGGAACTGCGCGAACTATCTGAAAAGCTAGGTTCGCGTGCCGTGGCCCGATTCGGGGAACTCACTGCTAAACGCAAACACGCCGAGGAACAGCTTGCTGCCCTTCGGAATGAGTTAAACAATCGCAATAACAGCGACCCACTCGCTTCTGAGAAAACCAAAGACAATCCCTATGCGTCTATCAAGACCCTTCCCGACCTACAGGCTAAAACCCAAGAAGTCGATGAGGTGATTGAATGGGCCGACGATGTGCTATGGAACAATGAGCATTTGGCGGCGGATGACGTAGTGGCAACAGTGAACGGTCAGGAGTTGACAAAATTGCAAGTGCGGAAAGCCCTGCGCGATGCTCAAAAAGCTCGCAAAGACTTTCTTCCCTCGCAGTTGCGTGAACTACAGGCTAGTGAACAACGTAAAGCCCTTCGCGGCCAAATGGACGTTGCTGCTAGACAGGAATTGGAATGGATGGGTGGTGAGGATAACGATGTTCGTAAGCAATATGAGATATTAAAGGGCAGTCCCCTTCTCAGAAAGGCTATGGATAGCGTCCCTGACCTAGAGCCTTACATGGAGTATATGGTGGCACACGCCGCTAATTCTATTTATGGCCGCAAGTCTATTAACATAGACAAGCCCAAAGCCTCAATCAACCCGCCTTCTTCGCCCGGTTTTTCGGCAGCTCAAACTGAGCAGCCCGAAGGTCGTCAGCAGAAGCAGGAGAGAGACATCAACGAGAGGTTCTTAAAGACTAATGCAGTGAGTGACTTCATAGCCCTCCGAACGCAACAAATTTCTAAACGTAAGTAATTATCTAACACAATGGCCTTTTCAAACACATTCGACACAACCAATCCGGGTTCTGCGGTATCAAACCGCGAAGACCTGCTTGACGTATTGACGATTCTTGCACCAGAGGAAACTCCTGTGCTGTCGTCCGCCCCTAAATCCAAAGCTTCCGCCACTTTCGTTGAGTGGACAGTGGACAGCCTTTCTGCTCCCGTCACAACGGGTGTTGCGGAAGGTTCTGATGTCACTGCCTTCACCGACAAGTTTGCTGGCCGCGCTCGCCTTGGCAACTATGTTCAAAAGTTCCGCCGTGACTTCATGGTGTCTGACCTTCAGAACGCTGTTGACTCGGTTGGCCCAGCGAAGATTGCCCAAGCTGAGGCGAAAGCCGTCCGTGAAATCAAGCGCGACATCGAAGCGACTTTGATGTCCAACAATGACCGCTCGGTCGAAGATGGTGGTAGCACCGTCTACGGTCTGCGTGGCCTTGGCGACTGGATTGACTCCGCTGGCCCAGCGGACGTTCCTGCTGCCTATCGCACTCCTGCTGCAAGCATTAGCGCGTCTGGCGCGGTGACAGAGACAGTGTTCAACAACCTCATCACCAGCATCTATCGCGTCACTGGCACAACAAACAGCCTTACGCTGGTTGCTGACACAGCCCTCCGTCGCGTTATCAGCGATTATGCCCGTACCTCTGGCAGCTCTGACTACTCGGTTCGTCAAGTGACGTACAATGGCGAGGTTTCGACCATCAAGCTCGCTGTCGAGATGTATGAGTCCGACCACGGCATGGTGAGCATCGTCAACATGAACCCTGACTGCGCTCCTGACACATCGAACAAAGACACTGGTTACCTTATCAATCCTGACTACTACGGGGTTGCGGAGCTTATCAGCCTTGGTTCGACACGTCTTCCTAACCTTGGCGGCGGCGACCGTGGTTATGTTGACAGCACACTCACACTTCTGGTGAAACATCCCGGAGCGCACGGCAAAATCACAGCGATTGCCTAACCATTAACTAAGGAACTATTAACATGGCTAAATTAACTATCAACGAAGCCGCACAAGGCTTCACACACAAATTGGCATTTGATTATGTCGATTTACAAACCACTGGCTGGCTCTCCACTATCAGTGCTGCCAATCAACGCGCTGTTGGTTCGTTGCCAAAGGGCGGTATTGTAGATACAGCGGTGCTTTACCAAGTGGTAGACCCTGCTGGCGCAACTGACCTTACCATCGACTTCGGTGTTACGGGTGCTGACCCTGATGAGTTCATTGACAACGGCGACGTTGACGGTGCTACTCAGGTTCTTTGGAACACTGGCGATGCCTTTGTTGGCACAGACAGTGGTACGCATACTACCTCCAATGTTGTTAATGGCTACGCCAATAACACGACATCGGCAAAAACGATGTTGATGGAGTTTAATGGCACGGTAGATGACCTCACGGCTGGGAGCTGGGTTCTCGCGTGGCGGCAGATGGATTGTCCTACACAGTAAGCACAAACTAGTCTTGCTATACTTGGGGCATACCTTTAAGGGTATGCCCCTTTTTAGTGCATGAACATAATTACTCAGCTCCCAAGATATTCTGATGGTGAGGTTAATCGAGCGTTAATCCGCGAAATCACAACTGGGATGGAGTTGAAGAAACAGATGGAAAACAAGAAGGAAATTGAGGCGGCAGAACAGGCCAAGGCACACGTTGCGGCCAGAGAGGTGCAGGGGTTGGGGCGTTGCGTAGGGGTGATTCCAGAATGGGAGTTCTTCCGTATGCAGCAGAAGTATGGACACGCCGAGATTCATTCCAAGGGCTTTATGAAGTATTTTCAGAAGAAATTTCCGCATCTATCTCCGAATAAACTATAATGCAAAGCAACACCTACACAAGTTTCTATGCAGACGTACTTGCGCTCACTGGCAACAGCAGCTTTACGACCACTGAGCAAACGCGCATCTTGGCTAATGCGAACCGTAGGTTGTATCAGGCTTATCGTAGCTTTTCAAGCTGGCCGCGCTACATTGTGGGCGGCGAATTACGTCCAGCTACTAATGGGCTGATTAGCCGTGACGCTATTGCGGGGGCAACCTACACCATCAGCACTGCAACTCGTAGTGGAAGTGTAGTGACTATCACTACAAGCGCACCCTATGCTATGTTTACGGGTGCAACGGTGACGATTGCTGGTTTGTCTGGCACGGTGGAACCAGATGGCGATTATGAGATTACAGAAGTGAGTGCTTCTGTGTTCACGTATGATTTAACCACTGGCACTGGCACAGAAACTTACACTGGCAGCGGCACAGCCGTCTATGCTGGCATTTCGACGGTGGATAGCTTCAATCGCATTTTCCGCGACAATCCCCTTAATCTTAATAGCTCTGTAGAGTATGAGTTCTATGTAGATGTTGATGGGGCGCACGTTATCAATAATTTCTCCAACAATAGTTCGTTCTGGGTTAATTATTACAAAGAGTGGAGTGGGCCATACACGGCGGCATCCACAGACATTCCATTAGAGTTCTATCGTTTTGCTGTCCATGCCACCTATGCTGACTATCTGCGCTTTGATGGGCAGATTGACAAGGCTATGGCCGAAGAAAACAATGCCCAGCAGTATCTTATGATAGAAGTAGACAAAGCAGAAAACCAACGTAACGTAAACACCTTACAACGCAGAATCTCAACCTATAATTCCCGTCAATCCCGCTAATCATGGCTAATACATTTTCAGTCAATTTATATCCGCTTCCCGCACCCGGTGCTACGCTACAGAAACTTGCTGTTAGCACAGCCCCTGTTTCCTATGCCTCTACGTTTTATGACGGCAAAGTAAAGTTTGTGCTGTTTGAAGTGCAAGCTGGTGGGGTGTATGTCACTTTTGATGGCAGCACCCCTAGCTCGTCTAATGGGCATCTCTATGCTGTAAACACCCGCGAGTTCTGGAGTGCTAACAGGGCAGATGCGGCTAAATTCATCCGTGCAACAGTGGATGCCACTGTCTACGGCTCACCCTTTACTTGCTAATTTTATGGCTAACTCAAGAATCGTTAATGGCCCAATGCAAGTGTTACCCGCGCCGGGCGTGGGTGATAGAACATTAGCTGTTACGGGAACAGCTTCTGATTTTATTGTGGCGGCACTTGATGCTGATACAAGTCATGTTTATTGGAGCTTAGATGGGTGCGATATGCGCGTCACAATTGACGGCGGTGCGCCTACGGCTGGGGCTGGTCACATTTTCAAAGACGGCAACTCTGGTATCTGGAGCCGTTCATGGGCTATTGCTGCTAAGGTGATTGCGGTATCTGGCAGCGGCACAATTACAATCAGCGAACTCAACTACGCCTAATATGTCTGGAATCTTTGACCAAGTAATCAACTACGCTCCGCCCAGCTTGCTCAAAGGTACGGTGACGTACAAAGGGACATGGAGTGCGGACACCAATACGCCTACATTAATTAATCCGCCAGATAGCACAACTAATGGATTTTATTATGTAGTGAGTGCGGCTGGGACGCAGTTTAGTTTGTCGTTTAACATTGGCGATTGGATTATCAGCAATGGGTCGGCTTGGGAAAAGGTAGATAATACGGACGCTGTATCTAGCGTATTCGGGCGCACGGGCGCAGTGGTGGGCGTAAGCACGGATTATAGCTCTGTAGGCATCACAGCAACAGCCGTGGGTGCTAGCAGCCCCTCTACGGGTGCTTTCACCACACTTTCGGCCACTACACCACTACGCTTAATAGCACCACAATTCCTGCCAGCAAGACGCTGGTGGTGACAACAGATAAAATTTCGGTTTTGGCGGCCACTACATCAGCAGAACTAGCGGGAGTAATTAGTGATGAGACAGGGAGTGGTGTATTGGTATTTGGCACTAGCCCCACAATCACCACCCCAGTGATTGCCCAAATCAATGATGCAAACGGCAACGAGACGCTGAAGCTGGCATCGATTGCGTCAGCGGTAAACGAGATTTCGATTGAAAATGCCGCAACAGGAAACCCTGTGCATATTCGCGCAACAGGTGGCGATGCGTCTGTTGGGCTGCACTTGGTCGCCAAAGGCGCAAGCGGCTACGTTAACGTCACCGATGGCGTAGACGAAACGAAACGTCTGATGTTCAACGCTAGTGGCGGCACGACAGGCACACGCACAATGTTGAGCAGCACGCAGACCGTGGACAGAACGCTCTCGCTGCCAGATGCCACGGATACATTGGTTGGCAAAGCTACTACAGACACGCTGACGAACAAAACTATCACAGGTGGGATTCTGAACGGCACGCTGGGTGCCACCACGCCGAGCACGGTGGCGGCGACGACGGGCAATTTCAGTGGCACCCTTACTTCGACGGTTGACGGAATAGTGCTCAACCGAAGCGCGGCTGCAACCACGCAGCAGTATCTCCAAATCGGTAACACCGGCGGAAACTTTCAGTTGGGCGTTGAGCGCAGCACAGGTGGCGCATTAGTGGTCGGCGGCTCACCTTACGCTACCGTTTTAGTAACCACAGGAGCAACCAACATTGAATTTGGTGTAAATCTTCAAAAAGTTGCTGCTCTTACCTCCACTGGACTAAACTCCACGGCCATCGGAGCGACCACGCCGTCCACAGGGGCGTTTACGACGTTAAGCGCGAGTTCTACTGGCGTTGTTACTGGGACTTTTGGTGTTGGCGCGGCTCCAGTTTCCGAAAAGATGCGCGTGCAAGCTGCGGCTGGTTACAATTTTGTTGTAGATACTAATTCAAGCTCACTTCGGATATCAGCAGTTAATGATGCAGATAGTGCAAATGTTCCATTTATTATACAGGGTAGCACGGTAACTATTCCAAACGGCAACGTCGGGATTGGTGCGGCGGCTACTTCTGGCACACTGCACGTTACATCAGCAGGCGGTGCGTTTGGTGACTATCAACTTGCTCTTACACGCACTAGCGTCGGAACAACCACGCTTCGTGTAGGCGGTAGCAACGAGTTGATTATTGCTCCTAACGGCACTGATAGGGCTTCGTTCACAACTTCAGGCGCGGCAATCACAGGGACTTTGTCGGCCACGGGTGTTATAAGCTTTGCGGGAGATACCAGAAAGTCTCTTGTTAAGAATTATGCCGATGCTACTGGCGATGTATTTGGATTTGAGCAAGTAGGTGTTGCCCAAAGTGGAGACTTACCTGCTCTACGAATAATGACTTCTAGCCTTAACAGTGCTTATATTGCATTTGGTAAATACACTTCTGCAACTGCTTATACGGAATATGCTAGGATTACCAACACAGGTAACGTCGGCATTGGGACGGCGAGTCCTTCGGCAAAACTTGATGTAGCGGGAACTATAAATTCCACTGGCCTCGCGGTCACTGGGAATATTTCAAATACATTTGCTGGCAACACCCAGATTGGTCACACGTTGCAAGACACGACAACAACGAGTGGCAGCGTATTTATTAATTTCCTTAAATCAACAGGTGGCGTTATTGGCTCGATTGCTCGCGTCACGACAACTGACGCCGTTGTTTATAACACAACCTCTGACGCTCGCCTCAAAGAAAACCTGCGCGACTTTACAGATTCTGGCCGATTGATTGATGCGTTAAAACCTCGCGTGTTTGACTGGAAAGATTCGGACAACAACGGCAAGGATGTCATTGGTTTTGTTGCCCAAGAAGAACACGCCGCAGACCCTATCTTTGCTCATATTGGTGCGGTAAGTGTTGGCGACGACGACCCTACCATCATTACCAAACAGTGGCAGCGTAGTGATGCTGCTCTCATTCCTATCCTCGTCGCTGAGCTGCAATCCCTCCGCAAACGCCTCGCCGCCCTAGAATCCAAATGAGCTACGACCCTCTCAGCATTGACGCTCAGCTATCCGCTATCCTGACGCGCATGGACGCGCAGGACAAGGTGCTTGAGCAAGTGTTGCAGCAGTGCATCAAAACTAACGGGCGCGTAACAATGCTGGAGAGTTTTAAGAACGAGCTTCGGGGGAAGGTGGCGGTTTTGGCGGCAGTAATTTCGGCCTTGACTGCTTGGTTTATTAAACGTAATGGATGAGTATGACCACAGAACAAGCCCTCAACAATCTTTTTAATGCCGCCCGTCTTGCCCCGCTAAATGCGGAGCAGCATGAGCTTATCCGCAAATGCGCTGAACAGCTTGCTGAAGCCTTAAAGCCTAAGCCTGAGCCAGCCGCCCAAGACTAATATGTTTAGCTTCATCAGCAGCGCATTAGGGGGCAGCTTGCTCGGCGGCATCCTAAGCCTTTTCCAGAAGTGGGCTGATGTTAAAGCCAAGGGGATGGAGGCCGACATTGAGATACGCAAGATGGAGAGCATGGCGCGGCTCAAGGTGACAGAGGGTGAGCTGGCGGCCTTCACCACCTCCCAACAGGCTAATGAGGACATTGACATCCCTGAGAACACCCCTGTCTGGGTGTCAGCCATCCGTGTGTTAGTGGACGCTTTTCGGGCGTTTACCCGTCCCGGCCTCACTTGGGCCATGATTATTACGCTAAGTTGTGTTATATTTGGCGATAAACTAGGTATAACTGCCACAGAAGCCGTCATCTCAGACTTTGTATTCACTACGTCAACAGCCGTTATGTGGTGGTTTGGTAGCCGTCCTTTGGCTAGAACTGCCAAGTAATCGCTTGTAGCCCCCTTTCCGTGCGTTTTAAGGCCATTTGACGCTTTAAGGCCACTTCCCCTACCCATAATCAATCAAATCCCCTACAATGAAGTATAAAAGCGAAAAGAACATGAGCAAGAAGCAGATGATGAAGCACGAGAAGAACGAATCCGCTAAGAAGCGCGTAATGGAGGCTGGCACGGCTAATGGTGGCCGTATGAGCTATTCCACTTCTCGTAAGTCTTGCTAAAATGGCTAAGTCCACCGTAAACTCGGCTGGCGTCTACACCAAGCCAACAATGCGTAAACGCTTGTTCCAGAGCATTAAGGCTGGAAGCAAGGGCGGAAACGCAGGACAATGGAGCGCGAGGAAGGCCCAGCTTCTAGCCAAGCGATATAAGGGCAACGGCGGCGGCTATACTACCTCTAGACCATCGTGAAGCCCCAACAGCGCAGCCTTGTAGATTGGACACGCCAAAAATGGAGAACGTCCTCTGGTAAGCCTAGCCTAGAGACAGGTGAACGCTACCTACCTGACGCTGCCCAGAAAGCCCTCAGTTCTGGGGAAAGAGCGGCAACCAACAGAGCTAAACG